CTTGTGGAATAAGAACCAGAACAAAATACGCAACCAGAGTAGCTACAAGTGCAACTGGCGGAGTATTCAAGATGTTAGGAAATCCGGCTTGTAGTCCGAGCAACAATTTGACAGCAATTAATGGTACAGCCCCAACGACAGACACACCTGTTACACAGGCTGTTAGAAAGGGGGAACTGTAATGCATAAAGCTGCAATGGAAATGGGAAAATGGGCTATGGAAAAAGCCAAGGCATGTGGCTTCGACAAGCTTAGTCCGCAAGACTGGGACGATTTAAAAGACTGCATGGAATCCGTAAAGTATGCGATTTGTGCAGATAAAGACTACAGAATCGTAGAAGCTATGGACGAATGCGAACAGGAAGAAAAGTATCTTGGACGCATGGGATATGACAGATATCGTTATGCAAACGGCAGATTTGCCCCGAAAGGCAAAGGAAGTCGTATGGGATATAAACCATATCTGTACATGGAAGATGATGACTGGATGGACGAGTATTTGAACAATCCAGAGTTTGAACGTAATATGTACCGCATGGGTTATCATCCAGATCGTAGTGATATGAGAATGGATGGAATGAACCATAAGCAGTCCAGATATGGCGAAAGCTATGACAGATACAGCGAGAATCGCAGGCATTACCATGATTCCAATGATACAGAATCTAAGAGAAAAATGGATGATTCCATGAAAGAGTATACATCTGACATTATCCGTAATCTTACAGAGATGTGGTCAGATGCAGACGCAACACTCAGGCAGTCGATGAAAACTGACTTAACTCGTCTGATACAGCAGATGAATTAACAAATAAGAATTAAATTTAGTCCTTGTTACAGAAATGTGACAGGGACTTTTTATTTGAGAAAAGGATGGTGATAAACCATGCTAAGACAATTTTACATGAATGGGGACTTATGGAAAGTTCACTTTGTTTCTCCCCATGATGATGTTCTGATTGACCGTACAGGGCAGAGAACACTTGCTGTATCGGATTATTCCACAATGACAATTTCGATTGCAAATAATCTGCGTGGGGAACTTCTGAACCGTGTGTTTATCCATGAGTTAGGGCATTGCACGATGTTCAGTTATGGTTTATTGCCAGAACTTCACCGTATGGTCAAGAAACAGTATTGGGTGGATGCAGAGGAATTTGTGTGCAATATTCTGGCAGACTACGGACAATTTGTCATTGGTACAGCCAGAGATATATTAGGGAACAAATTCACTTATGTAGCTCCTGTTGGGGCAGAAAGGATGATTGCATAGATGGCAAAAGCAGAAAACACAGTTATTTTCGACGGCATCAAGTATAATCCTGGCGACGAGTTGCCGGATTTAGGCAGTTGGGTGTGTACGGATGCAAGAGGTATGGTTCGTGATTATGAAGGGCTGTCAAAGGACGTGGCGAAACTTCCACATTACGTACAAAGCGGTTCATCAGCATTATGTCTTGATACGTCCGAATTATACGAATATCACAAACCAACTGATACATGGTACAAATTAGGAGGCTGATTACATGGCATTAACAGCAAAAAAAGTATACGCACTTTTGCTTAGTAAAGTAAGCAATATGGAAAATAAGTTAAAATATCCAATTCTATACAAAGGCAGTGTAGTGACATCCGATCTACTTCCTTTGAGTCCGTCTGTTGGCGATATGTACAATATTGAGCAAAAATCAATTTACGGTGGCGCAGGAATGAATGTTGTGTGGAATGGAACCTCATGGGATTCACTTGGGTCAATCGGTGACATCACGGAAGAACAGGTAAAAGAAATTATATCTGATTATTTGAATGAAAACCCTATTTTGCCAACTGTAAATGATGATGGTGTACTTATTTTTTAGGAGGTAGTTCATGGCAGGATCAATTTTAAAAATCCATACTCAAAACGGAGATATTCCAATTGGGTATCCAGGCTTAGCAGACAAGCCTATCGCAGATAAAACTTTGAGCGAAGAGGGAGCATTTGCCGACTCCAAAGCCGTAGGTGATAAATTCAAAGAAGTAAATGCAGAAACTGGTTCGCTGAAGGAAGATTTAATATCTAAAGCCGATAAAACATCCCTTGTCAAAACTGACAGAAAACTCGATGCACTCTGGAAACTCAATCAGGGTATCAGCTATGAATTTCAGACAGATGATGCGGAAGCTTACCAGAAAACGGTTCCAAGTGGTGCGAAAGTAGCAAGCATTAAAAGCATCGGAGGTAAGACGATTGTTTGGAATCAGTTGAATTTAAATAATGAGCAATCTATTACGAAAAATGGTATTTCTTTTATAAACAATAAGGATGGTTCGTGGACAATAAATGGAACTTGCAGTGTATCTAACGATGAAGGAATTAATACAATCGTATATTTATTTGCATCAAAATATGTATCAGGTCATAAATATTTAGTTAAAGCCGATAAATATTCTGATGGAAATTATGGTTTTGCAATTAACGGCAGGACTTACCCACTAAAAAAAGCAATAATTATTAATTACGCTTTTAATCCAATAATATTTGTAAAAGACAAAGTAACCGTGGATAACGTTACGATGCGAATGAATATTTTTGACCTCACCCAGATGTTCGGCGCAGGTAACGAACCATCCACACCCGAAGAATTTGAAGCAATGTTTCCAGCAGACTACTATCCGTACAATGCAGGCGAGTTGATGAGTGCTTCTGTGAATGAAGTTATATATTTAGATACCAAAAATCAAGAAACATCATATCCAATCCCACAAGCCATTCTTGACCTAGATGGTTATGGAGAGAGTGGGAATTTTGTTGATTTTGTGGAAAAGAAATATCACAAAGGGGACAGGACAATTGATATATCAGACATTATGGGAGATACATTCCAAGATCCTCTTGAAGTTGAAGCAGGCGGTACACTGACATTTAAAAACAGTCACGGTGATGATTACAGAATCCCTATACCAAGTTCTGAGGAATATGTAATATCTTTAGCGGAGGTGGCAAAATGACTGAAATGCAGAAAAAGATGATTAAGAAACTTGGTTTGGCTGAATCAGACTTTGAGAAAAAAGAAACGGTGGTAAGCAATGAAGAACGTATCAATGACCTTGAGATTGCTGTCTGCGAACTGCTTGAAACACTTGGAAATGCTGAATAAGAAAAGGAGAAATAAAATGATGGCAAAAGTTTATTTTAACAGATTGATTGTAGGAACTATTACATATGATGCAATTCCTGAGAAATATCAGGACAAAGTAAGAGAATATGGTATTGAGTATGTGAAAAAAGGAAAACTTCCTGTGGAAGAATATGAAATGCTGTATAAAGAGGAATATCCAGAGAGTAAGTAATTAACTAAAGAGGGCTAAATGTAGCGAACCACAATGCAGATTCTGATATGGATAAATCTGAAGAAATGCAGAGCGAAACTGAAATAAAATAAACAATCAACCATTTAGGAGAGAGCAGAAATGTTCTCCTTTTTTTGCATTGGAGAAAGTATTATGAGAGGATTAAAAAGACAGAAACAGACCGTGTACTGGTCAAGAGTAACCGAAACACTTGAGGGAATAGATACCGTACCGACATACAGTCAACCGAAAAGCTTTGAGTTTTCTGTATCATCTACCGCAGGAACGCCAGAGGAAATATCGGCAGGAATCGTGCCAGATTACGATAGATACATTACTTCCTTTAACCGTTCTTTCCATCCGCAAGAGGGAGATGTATTTTGGATTGATACCGTGCCACAGGTTGACACACTGGAAAATCTGGTTCTGAAAGATGGTATTCATACAACACCGCCAGATTACCGCTTGAAGAAAATCCTTGATACGCAAAGAGGAAATCTGGCTAGATATGGAATTAAAAAGATAGGTGCAGAAGAATGAGTGGACGAGTAATTAAATGCAATCTGAGCCAAAAATCTATTGGAAATGCAATCAAAGAATTGAAAGCATACCAAAACAGTCTTCGCGATAAAAACGAGCTGTTCCTTAAAAGACTTTGCGAATTGGGAATTCCTGTCATAGACGAAAATATTATGTTGGCACAGGGAGATTCTGATAAAAACCACAATACTTACATTAAAATCAACAGGTTCGGAAATTATGCGCAGGCAACTCTTGTGTGTGAGGGTTCTGATCTAAGTTTCATAGAATTCGGTGCAGGTATCCATTACAACACTCCGGCTGGAACAAGCCCGCATCCAAAAGGAGAAGAATTTGGTTATACAATCGGTTCTTACGGACAAGGCAAAGGAAAAAACGAATCGTGGGTATATGTGGCAAACTCTGGCGAATGGGTGCGTTCTTACGGTACAGAGGCTACAATGCCCGTGTACAAAGCAAGCGTAGAAATTATGCAGAATATCCGTAGAATCGCAAAAGAAGTGTTTTCTGCATAAAAACATAACACCTTTTCTTACTGAATATAACGTCTGTTTTATGTATACTGTAAGATATAAAAGCATCTACCGAAATGGCGGGTGCTTTTTCTATGCTCAAAACAAGGTGGTGACAGAGATGCCAGATGTAGTGAAAAATCCAGTTTCAGACGTATTTGAACGATGGAAAACAACTATTGAACCCGTTGTAGGAAAAGGGAACTTTTCTAATGACGAAAGTCAGACGGTAGCTTCAAACAAAAGGGTTTACGCACGTTTGTTCTTGCTTGGAAATCCAACATCACGTGGCAATCTTGAGGGGGATGAGTGCGCGACAACGCCATCTTTCCAATCAGAATCCTATGCGGCTGGTTCAAAAGCTTCTTCAAAAGTATATGAAATTGACGATGCCAGCCACAAGGCCATGGTTGACATGGGGTTCCGTAGGATATACGGGCCCGTAAGACAGAATAATGCTGATAACAGCATAAAACGTGTTGTTAGCAGATATAGCCGGATTTATACCGGTACATTACTCTAGGAAAGGAGTGAGAAAATATGGAGCAGATTATGAATTACGTGAAACCGGAACTTCTTATTGTTGCGGTTGTACTGTACTTTATCGGAATGGGTATTAAAAAGTCCGAAGCCATACCGGACAAATATATTCCGGCAATCCTTGGTGCTTTAGGCATTCTGATTTGTGGAATTTATGTTATTGCTACATGCGCTATATCTGGCGCGCAGGAAATCGCAATGGCAATTTTTACCGCAATCACACAGGGAATCCTCGTGGCAGGTCTGAGCAATTATGTGAATCAGTTTTTAAAACAATTGAGCAAAGAAGAATAGAAAGGACGGTGATCCTTTTATCTCCCGGTACAGGGTTACGTACTAGAACCAGAGCCATTAAGGCTCTTTTTTATTGCAATAAGTTATAGCCGAAAGGCAGAAAGGAGCAAAAATGGCACGATTAACTACACTTGGTGTGAAATTTTCATATGCCGTCGAAACCGTGAAAGGCACAAAGCCTACCAAATTCACACAGCTGGAAGAAGCCTCTTCCATCGGCGGTATTTCTCTTGACACAGAACAGATTGACGTTTCTGCACTGGAAGATTATCTGACACAGTATGCAGCTGGTAGACAGGATACTGGTGGTACATGGGAAATTGAATTCATCATGGATCCAGATAAATCTGTTAAACAGATTAAAAAACTGTACGAAGATTCTAAAGCTGCAAAAACTACAGGACTGGCAACCTGGTTTCAGGTGTCGTTCCCGGATATGTCCGACGCATTCTTTGTTATTGCAGAATGTGGTCGCGAAATTCCAATGCCAGAAATTGCACAGAACGAAGCAGCAACCATGTCTATTTCTCTTATCATCAATACATATAAGGGACTGGATACCAAAATTGAGCCGACAGCGGCTGCTGAATAAGATGTAAAACAGGGAGGATAATTCATGTTTAGTTTCTCAGCGAATGGCAAAACATACAAAGTAAAATTCGGATATGGCGTACTTACTCAGTCAGACATTCTTACACAAGTGTCTTCTATGGGAGCAATCAACAATCCGAAAGATATGATTAAAATGCTTCCAGAACTGATTCTGGTAGGATTGCAAAAAAAACACAAGGATGAATTCGGATATGAAACCGAAGAAGAAAAGCGAATTGCATATGAAAAGGTATGTGATCTTCTGGACGACTACGAAGATGAATCCACAGAGGAAAATCCTCATAATGGATTTACTTTATTTGAAAAAGCAAGTCAGGAGCTTGAAAAGAACGGTTTTTTATCCGGAATGGTAAAAGCAATGGAGGAGAAATCGGAGGAAGAAAAGAAACTTCCGAAGACTCCACAGGATCACAAGAAGAAGAGTTAACTTTTCCAGAAGTAGTCCATAAAAAGCTACTTCCACTTTATTTGTCTATTGGCGTTTCTGAGGAAAAGTTTTGGGATTCCACACCATATGATTTAGAACCATACATGGAAGCCTACAACTTGAAACGTAAAGTATCAGATGCAGAAGCATGGCAGTTCAACATGTACACAATGTGTGCAGTTCAGACTGCGGTTGCAAATGTGCTTATTGGTAAAAAGTCAAAGGCTGAATACCTTAAAGAGCCATTTTCACAAACAGCTGAAAAGCAAAAGCAAGAGGATGAAGAGAATCTTTCTGAAGCAGAAAAGAAACGGCAACGTGACAGGTTGCTCATGACATTGCAACTCATGCAAGCAAATTTTGAGTTGAATCATGGTAATAATGACGAGGGCAGGCAGGATTAAAAGTCTTGTCTGCCCTTTATTTTTTTGATTAAAAGGAGGTGCTTTAATGGCCGATAATACCATAGATACCCTCAATATACAAATAGACAGTAGCACAACTCAGGCGGTACGGTCTATTAATAACCTTGTAAAAAAATTAGATACATTAAACACTGCCCTTGGAAATCTTGACATAAGCCGGTTAAATAATTTTTCCAATTCTTTAAAAAGTTTAGGTAGCGTGAATTTTAAAACAAATGGATTGAATGCGGCTATAAACGCTATCAATCGTCTTGGAAAATCCGATTTCAGTCAGTTTGATACAGGAAAATTAGGTGAAATTCTTACCGAGATGCAGAAACTTGATGCTATTCCAGACGTTTCTCCGAGCGTTAGCCGGTTCACAACCGCTATAGCTAAACTTGCCAACACAGGACAGTATATCGGCAATGTATCAAAGGAACTTCCGAATCTTGCGACAGGTTTAAATAATACGGCTGCTAAATTAGGCTCCATGAGCGAAGTATCAGCATCCGCCAATGCTTTTATTACTTCTCTTGGAAAATTAGCTAGCGCAGGAGATAAAACTGGAAAGACTGCAAGTCAATTATCAACTCTCGCGCAAGAGGTTTTGAAGTTTTTTGACGCAATGAAAAGCGCACCAAATATCAGTTCAAGCACAATAAGAATGACAGAAGCTCTTGCAGTATTAGCATCGTCTGGAAGCAAAGTAGGGCGTGCCACAAATAGCGTTTCGAATTCATTCACCACGCTTTCTTCGTTAGGTTCAAAAGCAAGTACTGTAATCCATGGGCTGACAAATGCTTTTCAAAAATTTGCTTCAAAAGCTATTTCTTTAGGTGGAAAAGCTATATCTGCAATCGCAGGTATTGGAAATGCATCTTCTGAAGCCGGCGAAAAAATAAGAAGATTGTCAAATCCTCTGAGTTCGGTAACGAATAAGCTGGGTGCTCTTTACGCCAAAGGTTTCCTCGCAAAAAGAGCATTAGATGTTCTGACATCGCCAGTAGAATCCGCAATGAACTATGTAGAGGCCCTGAACTACTTCAACTCTGCATTCAATCAGGTGGCAGAAGGAATCGACACTGACGAATGGAAAAAAAGTGGTATAAAATCTGCTGAAGCATATGCAAATTCATTTCAGGAAAGAGCAAAACAGCTTTCACAGAAACTGACAGGATTCGAAGTTTCAGATACTGGTGAACTGACTAGAACCAATACCGCCAGTCTTGGACTTGACCCGGAAAAGACTATGCAGTATCAGGCAACGTTTGCACAGATGGCATCTTCTATGGGCGATACATCTGAAACAGCATTGAAGTTATCAAATGCGCTTACAATGATCGGCGCAGACCTTGCATCCGTAAGAAATATGGACTTTGAAGATGTATGGCAGGACATGGCATCTGGCTTGACTGGCATGAGCCGCGCTATGGATAAGTACGGCATTAATATCCGTAATGCCAACATGCAGCAGGAACTGTATAATCTTGGAATTAATACCAGCATATCGAATTTGTCTCAGGCAGATAAAACGATTCTGAGAACGATTATCTTGCTGAACAACTCTAAGTATGCGTGGGCTGATTTATCAAACACGATCAATCAACCGGCAAATCAAATTCGTATGTTGCAAGCTAACTTTGCATCCCTTGGTAGAACAATAGGTTCCTTATTCATTCCTATACTGCAAACAGTTCTTCCGTATATCAATGCAATCGTAATCGCATTACAAAGAATGTTTGCTTATATTGCAAAATTGCTTGGAATCAAACTGTCTAACTTTGTATCATCTACTGGCGGTATTTCTGTAGATACTAGCAACATTGCGGATGATATGGATAATGCCAGTGATTCTATTGATACTGCAAATAAGAATGCCAAAAAACTCGAAAAAACATTGTCGGTTCTTTCATTTGATGAACTGAATCAGCTTAATGACAATTCTGATTCTGCTAGTACAAGTAATCCATCTTCTGGCTCTGGCGGTGGCGCATCACATCTTCCAGCGCTTGATGCTGCATTAGATGATGCTTTGTCTGCATATCAAAAAGCATGGGACGAAGCATTCAAGAAAATGTCCAACAGGGCAAATGAAATGGCAGATGCCATTGTAAATGCCTTTAAGAGAAAAGACTGGAAAGGTCTTGGAAAAATCATGGCTGATGGCATTAACTGGGGAATGCAAAAGCTTTATGATTTCATTAACTGGAATAACGTAGGCCCTTACATCACTAAATTCACCAGCGCATTCACCCAAACATTTAACAGTATGGTTGATAACATCAACTGGGATTTGATGGGACGTACCGTTGGAGCTGGTATTAATACAATAGTTAATACAGCCAATCAGTTACTTGAGGGAACGAATTTCAAAAACCTTGGCAAGAAATTTGCAGAAGGTATTACAGGCTTAGTTCGTGAAGTTGATTGGACTAATTTTGGAAACATGCTTGGGAATAATTTTATGAAAGCATGGGATGTGTTTACGGGATTTGTCGAAAACCTTCCATATAGTGAAATTGGTCAGTCTGTAGCAACTGGATTAAATGGAATCTTTGAGAAAGTAGATTTTGGAGAAATAGCACATGCGCTTGCAACAGGTTTAAACGGAGCTTTTGATTCGTTAGATGCATTTACAGAAACATTCGACTGGAATGAACTGGTTGATAATATTACAAATGGTATTGTGACATTCATGCAGGAATTTGACTGGAAAGAGAATGGACAGAAACTTGAAAATTTTATCAATCATCTCTTGACATCATTAATTGACATCGCAGAAGGTGTCGATTGGGAAGCGTTTGGCCACAATGTAGGCGTATTCCTCAGTGAAATTGACTGGGGAAAACATCTCGCACAGTTACTTACGGTTATCGGAGACGTTCTTGGTGGAATCTGGGAAGGACTTGGAACAACATCTGCTGGCACATTTGTTCAGGCAATGGCTGTTTTTGCTATTGGTGACAAATTAATGCCACTCGTTGACACCATTACCAAATTCTTTACAGGCGATACTGTTTTTGGAAATCTTTCTAAAGCTGTACGAGGTATGCTGAGTCCCGCAATCACAGAAGCTGTAGCGACAACTATTCCGGCTCTTGGGACATCGTTAGGTTCACTTGTTGCAACCGGTGGTGGAATTGCTCTTGCAGTAGGTGGTGCAGTATTACTTACCAAGAAATTAGCAGGACTTTTTGAGACCATGCAGGGTGGTAATGGAATGACTACACAGTATGGTGGTTATCTCCATGATTACGCAACGCAGCTTACCAATGTAGCAAATCTTACAAACGATCAATCGGAAGCGTTGTGGCAGTTGATTGAAAAGGACGAAGGACTTGGAAAAACTCACGATGAAATGTACTCTGATATGGTTAGCAAACTTTCTGAGTATGGTGTTTCAGCAGAGCAAGCTAGAACAGCTCTTGAGCAATACGGAGCGCAAGCAGGTATATCAGCAGATTTTGTTGAAGGAATGACTGATAAAATATCTGCTCTTGGGGGCGGTATCTCTGAGGCTGCTGGCAAATTTGATTCCAGCAAAATTAGTGTGTCTGATCTAAAAGATACCTTATATCAGTTGACACTTAAATCTGATGAATTTGGAGGAGTTTATAAGACTGCATGGGATAAAATCAGTGAAGTACCTTACAGCAACACAACCGATGCGTTGGATGCTGTTTACACGTGCCTAAAAGATGCCGGAGTGCCACTTGACGAACTCGATAAGAAACTGAGTGAAGATTTCCCGAATGCGACCATTACAACAAAAACAGCGGTTGAACAAAATATTGTAGGAGCGCAAAAGACCATTTCTGCATCTGTTGGACAAGCATCTAAAGATACAAAGACAGCCACAAATGAAATGGCAAAAAATGCCACAGATGATTTCTCGGAAATCCAGAAGCAAGCCGATACTTACATGAAAGGCATGGAAAGCACAACTACTAGCTCATGGGGCAATTCTTCCAGAGAAGCTACATTGAAAGCCAGAGAAATGAAGAATGCAGTGAGCACAGAACTTGGCAATATGGACAAATCCGTAAAGAGTCATTTCGAGAGTCAGTACAACATTGCTTGTAAGAAATGGAAGAATATCGGAAGAGATATTTCTTCCTACATTTCAAAGGACATGAACAACAAAATTGGCAGTTCCCTGAACTGTGTTGTAGATACAATCAAGAGCAAGTTTACCGGGTTGTATAATGTCGGCAAAAATGCAATGCAAGAACTGTCAAACGGCATGAAATCTGTCCATATCAGTACACCGCATATGTGGATGAACATGAACGCTTCTACAAGCGGAAATCACTATTCCTACAACTGGAATTCTGGTGTAAATTGGTATGCAAAAGGTGGTTTGTTCAAAAATGCATCTGTCATTGGTGTTGGCGAAGCAGGACAGGAAGCCGTTCTTCCACTTGAAAACCAGAAAGCCATGAAATCCATTGCCGACAGCATCATGTCCGGCTATGACGGCAACATGGGACTTACGAAAGATGAGATTATGGAAGCTGTTGAGCGTGGCGTAGTTACTGCTTTGATGAACAATGGTGGCTTTGGTGGTTCTTCACCAGAATACATTATGAACAGCATCAAAGTGAACGAGCGTGAACTGGCACGAATCGTCACAAAGGCTCAGAACAACACAGATTACCGCATGAATCCGTCCCCGGCATATTGATTTTTGCGGTAGAATTTGATATACTAAACGAGAAATAGTTATTACATTTGTTGAAGAGAGCACACTAAAGATGAAACGAGGGAAAAACCTCACGATTCTTTTGTGTGCTCTTTTTTTTGTTTGGTAAAACCAACAGGCTAACCCGACGGGGGACAAGTGCAATTCCATGATGTACCTGCCTGTTGTTTTTATAAATCATGGATCTGTGGCTACAAGGCAGTCACACATTAACGACATGGAGGTTATCTACTATGAATAAAAAATTATCAGATCTTATTTTATCTACTCAAAGCAATCTTGTTATAAATTCCGAACTTGCAGTAAGAATAGGACTTAATGAAGCTGTTGTTTTAAGACAAATTTATTATTGGCTTGAAATTAATGAAAAGTTAAAAAGAAATTATCACGACGGAAAGTATTGGAGCTACAATACCATGGAAAATTGGAGAAAAGAAAATTTTCCATGGTGGTCAACAAAAACTGTTGAAAGAGCATTTAAAAATTTGGTAAATTCCGGTCTTGTTATTACAGGCAATTATAACAAGGATAGTAGGGACAGAACTAAATGGTATTCTATTGACGAAGATGTTCTTGAAAAAGTCTTAAAAGATACTGTTGAAATTTCAACGTCAGATTGTCCGTGTGCAAATAGACAAAATGACGAAATGCACACCGACAATTCGACAGAAGCATTACCAGAGACTACTTACAGAGAACACTATACAGAGAATACAGATAAAAACTGTACTTTATCAAGTACAGATAAAAAGACTTTACCATCTTCTGGTAAAGGAGTAAAGACTTCTGCTCCTAATAATAATATAAATATAAATATTAATAATATACCACCTAGAACGAAAGAGCAGAAGCAGGAACGGTACGCACATGCGAAAAAGAATCGCTCTGTCGATTACAAAGACGAAGAACTACCGACAATCCTGTACAATGGATTTAATTCTCTGTACGGGGACAAAGAAGATATTTTGGAAGACCATGACATCTGCCTGACTATGGCATTGGTTAAACAGTTCTTTGAAAAGTTCAAACAGTATCGAGGAGAACGACATCCGATAGTCTACGCAAATGACCTTGACCAGTTCCTGAGTATGATTCGAAATGCTGACTTGGATATGGTGAAAGACGGAATAGTCGAAGAGAACGATGAGCCGCAATATTATCTGGACATGATGGACGAATATTTCGGCTCTGACATTGGAAAGAACAACAATATGGACTGCGATTATCATATCTGGCTGTTCTTCACGGAGAAGACACAGAACATTTTGTATAACCGCGTGAAACAGAAACGGGAGGAATGAAAATATGCCAATAGACAGACCATTGTTTGAACCGGGGGACATAGTAAAACATTTCAAGAGAGAAACCGTCAGTGATTTGCGGAGCAATGATTACCTGTATAAGATTGTCGGCGAAGCAAAGCATACAGAGACAGACGAACCGCTGATAATTTACCGTGCTTTGTATGGAGAAAGAAAACTATATGCCAGACCACAAAAAATGTTTTACAGTTTGGTTGATAAAGAAAAATATCCAGATATTTCACAGAAGTACAGATTTGAAAAATATGAAGGACAGATATTCATTGACTAAATCAATCCAAAATCTGTTTGAAATACCGTAGGTGATGATTTCCTCACGTGACGCATAAAAATAGATTCTAGCCAATTTTATTCAATCAATTATTGAGAAAGCAGGGAAAGAAAATGGAATATATTATGATTCTGAACGCAGTATCAGTGATCGCTTGTTCAGCGGCTATTGCCACGGCCTGTAAAGTGACAGGCTCAGCGTGGCCATTGCTGGCATTTATTTTAATCCCTAAATGGGGATATCGTCATTTCGACGACAAGGAGGAAAAAGATGAACCGGAGAAAGATCAGACTTCGTAAAGGCCAGTACAGAAACATCCGAAAGGCGATGGACTGTATAGTGGCAAAACGTGGAACCAGAAATAATGAGTTCCGAATGCGTGGGCGAAAGCCCCTGAGATACAGCCAGCTGATAACGTACCACAAACGGAAACCGTATATCTAGGGAGAAAAAAAGGTGAAAAAATTAAAAATCATGTTATTGACAATTCTGTGTCTGTGCTTTGCCGGAGGAGCTGCCGGATGCGCTCTGTTGGACGATACGCTCAATGATATCAAAGGCGATCTTGCTGGAAATGGATATACCATCCGTACATACGACAACTATGGCGAAAAGGTTATGACTACAGTCGGGGACAAAATCAACGTAAAAGGAAATCCGGTCAAAACCACATCATACGACAGTGACGGTTCTGTGATTACTGGATATGAAATGTCGTCTGTAATTACCATCAACATTGACGGAAAAGAAATTCAGAGCTGCGGAGATACCTGTATATTCGAGCAAGACGGATTGGAACCGGATGTAGATTTTGAACAGACAGATATTTACAGTCAATCCACTGGAAAGATTGATGAAAATACATATATTGCCGGAATCGTAAACCAATATAAAAATTATTTTGGAAAATCCCGAGTGGTAGTTATTAAATCGCAACTCGGACAACCTATCACAGCATATTCTGGTGACGAGGTGTATTGGAAGATTCCGAAGAAATTACCTAAAATGACAAAACTTATGATTGATGGGAAAGCCCTTTATATTCACAGAGCAAACTTCCAGATCATTGACACTGCGTTATTGAATTAATAAGAGGTATATAGAAATGCAGACTAATTATATTGAACTTGGAAGAAGTCGTTTTTTCAGGAACAAACAATTTGCCTACATAGACACAACTGGATTCCTTGCTGATAGGATTTTTATAGAGAATAAAGTCCGAGTAAAATTCTGCGGGGACTACAAACACAGAGAGAAAAATTATGTTGTCGTAATCTGCAAAGTAAAGGAAAAAGATGTTTCGATATTCTTGCAATCAATGGCAGAATTAAAAAATCGGGCAATTCTTATGGGAAACACGGATTATGAATCATTTTGCGAAGAGCAATTCGAAAGATTCATTTCTGATATCCAAAAGAAACATTAATATAACTTTTTCTTACTGAATCTCACCTTGTATATGTGATAGAATAAAGAATCATAAAGCGTCTATCAGAGCGATAGGCGCTATTTTCGTATAATTAAGCATCTTCTTTCGGGAAGGTGCTTTTTCTTTTATGAGGTGTTATATGGCAGAAATATTTTTAAAAGTAAACGGTGTCTCGATGCCTTGCCCGTCTTCCTACACATGGGGATTACAGGACGTATCAGCGGCAAAATCAGGAAGATCTGATGACTCTGTCATGCATAAAAACAGGGTAGCGCAAAAAAGGAAATTAGCTTTGCAGTGGAACGGTAAAGATTGGGCTACTACAGCTAAGATTCTCCAAGCGTTCAATCCCGAGTACATCCAAATTACATATCCAGATATGATGTCTGGAAAATACGAAACCAGAACGTTTTATGTCGGCGACAGGAGCGCGCCTGTTAAATGGTGGTGGGTAGGAAACCAGCGGACGGAATCTATCAGCTTTGATGTGATTGAGAGGTAATACATGAGAAATTTATCATCTAACTGGAAAGAAAAAGTTAAGAGCGGAATGGACGTGCAGTACCTCAAGTATGCAGATATCACACTTACAGACGGAACTGTACTCAATCTGACCAGTGCTGATTTGTGGCAAAACGGATTAAGTTTCGAAGATTCAGTGTCTAGTGACAGCAGTTTCGACATTGGCTCTGCAATCGTTAATGTGTTGGATTTAAGTATTAATAACTTTAATGGCGAATACTCTGGTTATGATTTTGAGGGAGCAGAAGTAGTTACATATGTTGGATTGGAACTGGACAATGAAACTACTGAAAAAATCCGCATTTGTACAATGACAGTTGTTGAACAGCCAGAAGACGAAACAGTAACCATCGACCTGACGTGCGAAGATAACATGCGGAAATTTGATCGTAATTATTCTGACAGTAAGCTTAAATATCCGGCAACCAGAGGGCAAATTATCAGGGATGCCTGCGAAGTATGTGGAGTAACCTTGCAGACAACGTCTTTTGACAGAGATGATTATATTGTACAGATACGTCCTGACAATGAGGCTTTGACGTTCCGACAGGTATTACAATGGGTAGCTCAGATCGGATGCCAGTGGTTAAGATGTGATGAATATGGCAGACTTTGCGTAAAGTGGTATGATACGGAAAAAACAGATGCACAGAAAATCGACACGACCTACGGGTTTACACCACAGCACACCGATGTTGTAATTACAGGTATTCAAGTAACTGAATACAGTGATTCTTCAAATGAAGAACCAGAAAGCTATATGGTTGGTACGCAGGGATATGTACTGGCCATTTCTGATAACAAATTAATCAGAAAAGGCGACGGACAAACGATTGCTTCGATGATTGCCGAGAAATGCGTTGGAATGATATTTAGACCATTTGAATCTCAATGTCCTACAGACGTAGCCTTGGAAGCCGGAGATGCAATCACAATAGAAGACCGAAATGGAAATCTGTATAACACATACCTCACGACTACCACTTTGCAGCCGGGATCTGGACAAAATATTGCTTGTAATGCAAAAAGCGCAGCAAAAAACAGCACTGTGCGGTACGGACAACTTACTCAGGCGTATGTTGACGCTCGAAAACTTGTCAAAAAAGAACAGACTGCAAGAGAACGTGCCATACAAAATCTTGAAGAATCTCTGTCTATTGGAAGCGGACTGTTTGCAACTTATGTGAAACAGGAAGACGGAAGTACAATTTCGTATTTCCATGACAAGGCAAAGCTCGAAGATTCTACGAATGTAATCAAGATCACGTCAGAAGCGGTAGGCGTTTCAAACGATGGCGGTAAAACATATCCGTTTGGTTTCCAATTAACCGGAACCATGATAGCAAAATTGTTATACGCAGAGGGAATTAATGCGGATTTTATCAACGCCGGTGCGCTTACTATTAAGGACGGGAAAGGAAATATAATCTTTTCCGTCAACATGGACACAAATTCTGTGTACATCAACCCGGAATATCTGATGATTGGAGATGTAAGTCTGTCTGACAAAATCAAAGAACTGGATGAAAATGTTGCCGCAGCTAAGAACATGACCATGACGCTCTCAAATGAATATCAGGCGATTTCTACTGATGAGAACGGAAATATCCCCGGAGAGTTTCCACAGGTGCAGACCACCGCGCAGGTAATGTACGGAACGATGGACGTAACGGACGATTGCAGTTATACAATCACGGAATCTGAAAATGTGACCGGAATCTGGGATAAAACTACGCACACTTATACTGTTAGCGAAGTTACGGCAGACAATGTATGGGTTGACATCAAAGCAGTGTATCTGAATGCCATCACCATAACCAAAAGATTCAGCGTATCTAAACAGAAATCTGGTACTCCCGGAAGAACTTACGTGTTAGAATCATCTGCTACAATTCTGAAAAGAGAAAGTGAAAACAGCATAACGCCGAATATTGTGACATTTAGTGCGCACTACCGTGATGGTGAGAATACAGGTAGAAGAGATTATTCTGGAAGATTTGTGATTGAGGAAACGTCCGACGGAAAGACATGGGAGACCGCTTATTCGAGTGTAACAGATGAGGCCAGTGTTAACTACTATGTAGATTACGTTTTTGCGGATTCTGATGGAGTATTGGTCGCAGACAGCGACGGTTCACTGATTGGTGTCGGTTCAAAAGATATCGTAGGATTACGGTGCAGCTTGTACGCATCGGGTGGAACCACGAATCTGATTGACACAGTCAAGCTTGATGTTATCACAGAAGTCACGGCTCTGACGCAGGAAGATATTTTGAAACTCCTGACCAATGATGGAGAATGGAAAGGCGTTTACAGGGGTGCGGATGGGGAACTGTACATTTCATTCAGTGCCGCAATGGGCGGTTTGTTGAAGCTGGGAGGAAAAAACAACGGAAATGGTATACTGAAAAATTATGATAAGAATGGAAACTTGGTAGTTTCTCTTGAAAACAGAGGTTTATTATATGGCGATGATTTAAACAACAAAGAACTAAAATTTATTAATCCAAATAAAAATGGTTTGAGATTATCGGAATGGGATGGAGATATTCTTTCATATCTTGATATCGGAATATATTGGTACGAATCAGACGGTTATTATGTAACGGAAATAATGGCAGAATCCCAAATTGAGTTTTACTTGGCTAATGGCATTGATTCGAAAACAAATCCATATACTCCTATTGTAAGTGATTATTATTACACAACTATCTATAATAGTTTTAGATGCTACAAGGGGGAAGCTACTCTTGACGAATTAACTTCGAAATCCACAAAGCTTTTGGATGTTAGTCAAAACACCAATGCATATAATTTGTTACTCATGATAGATGGAACAGTAACTAGATCTGCATCCTCATCCAAACGTTACAAGGATATCGGTGAATCCATAATTCCATCCGAAATCGAAGAATGGTACAAAATAGAACCAGTCTGGGCAAAATACAAAGACGGTTATCTTGCAGAAGGCGACGAAAACGAGGGACGCTACCTGCCTATGTTCATTGCGGAGGATGTAGAAGAACATTTTCCACAGGCAGTCACACACATGAACGGTCAAGTAGAAGACTGGAACTACCGTATGATGATCCCAGCAATGTTCGCAATGATTAAACAGCAGAAAGAAGAAATTGAATCCTTGAAACAGGCAGTTAAAGAAATGAGAGGTGAATAATATGGCAGATGCATTAGATGCAAAGAAAATCAGCGCATTCGTAGACAATGCAGCACCGGCAGATACAGATTATTTCCTTAATGCAACTGGAGATGTAATGAAAAAAACAAAAGTGTCGCAATTGATCGCATGGCTGAAAGAGAAGCTGGGAATTAATTTGCTAAACACGAAGTTAAACGGATGGAAAGTTGAAAATTACAAACTTGAAGGAAATTCAAGTACTGGATATATTGGTATTGATAAAGATATTTCTTTAAGTGGATATAAACCAGTTTGTATAGCTAATTATTGGCTATACAATACATCATGGTATGCTATCAACAAAATATGGATAGACTATGCTACACAAAAACTTTCTGTTGCGGGTAGACATATCGATAATTCCCAATCTGTTGAATATGTGATAATATTCGTACAAATTTTATATGTACCAGTTTAATAGTTTTTAATAAACTGAAGCATATAAAAACTTCCTTCTCCAGAATGCTCACCACCTGACATTCAGGCAGTATTACAATCACTGCAGGGAAAGACCACGCAGATCTATTGCTATATCAACCAGAATAACGTGAAGAATGCATATCGCAAGTATGCAATATAGGAGAAAAAACATGAAAATCAGATCAGAGCCGCAAGACTCTTATTTTAATACAAATTTGCGCCGGCGCAAGACCGGAGAAAGGGAGACATATGGAGATTAAAGGTATTGACGTATCATCTTATCAAGGAAAACCAGATTGGCCAAAAGTATCGAATTCTGGAGTTAAGTTTGCAATATTAAGAATCCATCAAAAATCTGGAGTCGATACATCTTTTGAACACAACTACAAGGGCTGTAAATCCAATGGAATTCTTATTGGTGGATACAAGTACAGCTACGCTTTAACACCGGCACAGGCAATTGACGAAGCTGAGGACGTGCTTTCCGTTCTTGGTGGTCGTGGACTTGATTTTCCAGTATTCTATGACCTTGAATGGAGTCAGCAGAGAAGCCTTGGCAAGCAAGCTATCGAGAATGTTGCAATAGCGTTTCTGACCAGAATCAAGAAAGCCGGTTATAAAGTCGGAATTTATTGTAATCTCGACTGGTATAATAATGTTCTGACAGATGCTCTCAAAAAATACGATTGTTGGATTGCTCGTTATCCGGCAAGCGACAATGGTTCTGTGCAGGAAAGATTGCGTCCGAATGTCGGTGTAGGCTGGCAGTATTCAAGCAAAGGAAAAGTCTCAGGAATCAGTGGAAATGTTGATATGGATGTGTTCTATACAGATTATCGGACGGAACAGAAAGGAGAAGTAACAGTGGCGAAAACAAAATTACAAAAATTCACAGAACTCGGTGATTATTACGCATCCAATGGCGGGTACCTTGAAAAGAAAAGCAATGCTTATCTGGATGATTTTAAAAAGAATGCAGGATATAACAATTATACCAAATTTGCCCGTGACGTAAATTCTTGGGGGCAGCCGGGTTGTCAGGCTCAACCATGGTGTGCAGAGTACCAGTTCTGGAAACTGGTAAAAGTTCTCGGAATCACCAAAGCATTAAAGATCATGGGCGGCGGATTCTACAATTGTCAGAGCATTACAAGACACGCTAAAGCCAATGGAACATGGCACAGCACACCAAAAGACGGAGCTTTGATTATTTTCCGCAATGGTTCACATGTTGGAAGCGTACGGAGTTTTGACTTCTCGAAGGTTCATACCAATGAAGGAAATACTTCTAGTGCAGCGGGCGTAGTAGCAAATGGTGGAGCTGTTCGCAATAAATCCTATGCTATCAGCGATCCGGCAATTGATGGTTATGTTTGGATTGACTGGGGAGAAGAGAAAACTGTTGCAGGAGCATGGAAAGCAACTGGCACAGCCACATCCACGGTTGACGACCTGTACATCCGCGAGACACCGAACGGATATGTTCTCGGACAGATCAACAAGGGAAATCGCGTAGAAATTAACGGTGAGAAATCCGGTATGTGGACGAAAGTCAAAGTTGCAGGAATCGGTATCGGATGGGCGGCAACTAAGTATTTGCAAGTTGACGGAGCTGAAAACAAACCGACTACAATCACCAACAAGCAGAACAAGTCGCAGCGTCTCTTTGTCGGAAAAGTATCTGCGGCATCTACGGTTGTACGCACGTGGGCCGGTGGCAACTATCCGTCTATTAAGAAATGGCCTAAGCTTGTGAGAGGCAACCTTGTTGACGTGATGAATTTCACTCAGAAAGCAACAAACGGTGTTTCATGGCACTATGTCCGCATTGCAGGCAAGTACTACGGATTTGTGGCTGCAAAAGATATTTGCAAAGTGTAACAAGTGTGATATAATAAATATACCATAATTCAACTCCTCCCCAGAGTTTAAGCATGGACTCAAAAAAAGAGATGGTCTGTTTCTTCCTTGACAGACCATCTCTTTTGCTTCACTTAATAATGTATTCCCAATATTGATTTTTAATATCCGCATATCCGTTCTTACGAATCAACACTTTATCCCCGGAAAACATCGTAAAATCAGAATCCAGCTTTTGCACATAATCCATGTTTACAACAAATGACTTATGACAACGCAAAAACCGTTTATCAAGGTAAGGCTCAACCGACTTTAAAGTTGCATACATACTGTGCATAATCCCGTTCGTGCAATGAACAAAAACTTGCTTATCCCGTGCTTCGAGGTACTCGATTTTGTTCAATGGAATCCTTATAATGCAATCTCTGTGTCTGATTGTGAGCATCTTGTGTTTCATATCACTCAAGGTATTGTCAATCATAGAAAACATTCTTCCGTGTTCATTTCCCTTGATGATATAATGCGTAAACTCAACGTCCAACGCATCAAAAACGAAATCCTTGTGAGCTGTCCAGAAAGCAATTTCGCCCTTATATCCACACTTTCGGAGTTCTTTGGCAATATCTACGCCATTTTCGTTTTTAAGTACTACATCCAAAACAATCATATCAAACCATTTTCCATCCTTGACATCATCTATCAAGGGCTTTCCACTGAAATAACCGTCTATCGTATAATTCCGGTCACCGTTTTGCCTTAAAAACGGTTCGATTCGATGTTTAAAATACTCAACCTGTAGTTCACAATCGTCACAAATAGCGATTTTCATAGTAATCACCTTCCGTTTATCGCTTACACTTCAACTTTCATCAGATTATCCTCATCTAAGTAATTAATTATGGTAATATAGTAGCACCGAAACGAAAATGTGTAAATAGTTCAGCGAAATTTCGAAAAAATTCGACATCTTAATACGTTGGTACAGCCTGCCAGATTGCTCTGGGGAGGAACGTGATCGTGAATGCAGGTTTTACCATAAAAAGAGCCGGGGAGTAAAATCCTCGGCTCGTTGCTGTTTATCCTTTGAAAATACGACCGCAACTTTTACATTGGTATTTTGTGGAGAACAATCCTTTACTAACGATCTGAACATTAGCACTACGACAAGTAAGAGCAGGGCATTTTATCTTTTGAGTCACTTTATCTATTTTCTTTCTTTTCCTCATTTAACATCCCTCACGTTTTCGATATATTTTGGCATAAACCACGCTGAATTGTGACCGCTCCAATAGTCGATACCATAATCAATAATTTCCCCATAAAGTGTCAAGTAAGTCCCTGGAACATAGTCTGTATTTTTGAAATCATAATCATTGGAGTATAGAATACCCACGTCATTGCCGCTTCCGTAGCTGTCGGTATCTTTTGAATAAATGCCAACAAGACTGCAATTACTGCTAAGATTATACTTTTCAGTCTTGTCGGAGATCATTAAATCATAAGGGTCTATTGTTGCAGTGCCTTCAACGTAAAGATCTATTTTGACAAACTGACCTTCCAGACTTTTCTTTGAGAAAGTAATATCTTCATACCACATTTCGGTACATTTTTTCTTGTATTCTTCCTCTGATAAAGAATTCATGTCTGTTTCTTCTTGAGTCATTTCAGCGTCTGCATAGACTTCTATGGGGCAAGCGCATAAAATTCCTGACAGCATTGCAACTATAAGTTTTCTTCTCATGGTGCATTCCTCCTTGGTAAAATTTGCATATATTATACCGCAAGATTCAATAATAGCATAGTCAAAACCGAAATATTTTTCATATTTTTATCCATTAAAAATGCAGTTTTATCGTTTTGCCCGATTAATTTGCACAAAAAGTGGTATAACTAAATACATAAATTATAGACTAAAGAGGTATATATTATGAGGAAGATTAAGAAATTGCTGATCGCAGCAGGAGTAATTCCCTTTGCCAACTACATAATTCACTTGCCAATGTGCGTGAAAGACTATGCCAATAAGGATTTTGGTATATACTCAACCCAAACTATGCACAAGCATTCAACGCTTACTATGAGTGCGGTTTTGAAACCGGCGTCTAAATCTACGCTCAAATTCTACATTTCACCGCACAAATCAGATTTTATCTTTGACTACACAAATAATTTCTATGCGATCATAAATATTCCAGTCTATCTCTGGCAGTTTGCAAGGGCGAATATTAATCCATGTGTCCTGTTTCATTGGATCTGCGGAAAATATGATAAAAATAAATGTTCGAATGCATATTTTCTACTGTCCAGACATATACTGTAGTAAAGTTTCGATTGGGAGGGTTATTTATGGATTATAAGAAAGAGATTATAAAAATGATAGATGAAATTGAAAGCCAAAAGATTTTGCGTTATATTTACCTTATGCTACTCGACATTCCGAAACGATATTGGAGGTGAAATAAATGTTTTTTAAAAGAAAGAAAAAAGTAAAGCCTTACCACGTAGATACATCGCAGAAAGGCTTTGAGTATGTTGGCATTAAATTGACAGAACAACAATTCCAAGATTTATGTGATCTGAATTTTCTGTGGATAGAAAATAAGAACAGGCAATTGTCACCGGTATTTCATATTCTTGTTCTTATGAAAGTACTAGGTTTACTGCCACCCGAAATGATAAATGATAGCAGCAGAAATAACACTTCCAACGACTACTGTAATGATCGCAAGGAATTGCTTCAACGTAAATTTGGCAGAATTAGAAACTGATTCTTTAATTTGTTTGCTTTTATTTGTGAATGCTTCGTGATATTTTTTCATTCCTAAGTCTGTAACATGTGCATCGTATGTTGATTGAATTATATAGTGCTTGTTTTTAAGTGAATTTAAAAACGGAAATAAAGATAAATCATCACAGTCCAGTTTGTCACGAACACTTATAAGCATAGCATTGCGTTCTTCATCCATGCATTCAATAATTGCTTTTAATACAGCTGCTTCTGATAACATAACGTACCTCACTCGCTTAAAAGATTAATCAATTCAATAACATGTTTCTTTTTGGCATCGGACAGTCCGAAGTATTTCTTTAATGCATCGGACAGTTCGGTGTCTTTTCTTATCTGTGCAATCAAATGTGCAGATTCATCGGAAAAATCTTGTTCCGGCTCTTTCCCTGTCATCAGATAATCTACAGATACGTGAAAGAAATCTGCGATTTTTCGCAAATTTTCAGCATTAGGAGTACTTTTATCCAGTTTGCTTGCGTATCCCTTTGCGAAACCACATTCAGTTTCTAACGCATTTAATGAAGTTTTCTGTTCTTTACAAAGTATTTTAACTCTTTCTCGTAATGTCATTTTTGTTTCCTTTCAATTCTGAAAAAAACGCAAAAATAGTACTTGACATTCTGAAAATATCGCTTATAATGTAACTATCAGTACTGAAAATAACGCAACAAAATAAGGACATAAAGAATGCCCAAGTTTATTTTTTATGATTTTGTGTGGTAGCTTGATTATAGAATATATTCAGAGGTATGTCAATAATGTTGTGATATTTTCAGCAAAAATATGAAAGGAGGTATCGAATGATGATTTACGACAAGGTGAAAGCCTTGGCAAAAAAGCGAAATGTTTCCATTCGCAAAATCGAAATAGATTGCGGATTTTCGCAAGGTAGTGTTTGTAAATGGAATGAAGTTTCTCCATCTGCCGAAAAAGTGAAAAAGGTCGCTGATTATTTAAAAACTTCGGTAGATGAAATTTTGAAATCCGATTAACAAGAAAAGGAGATATATGAACGAATTAATACCAATTAATTACGATGGCGAGCAGCCTACAGTATCAGCCAGAGAGTTACATAAATCTCTTGAAATCAGTAAGCGATTTTCAGCATGGTTCGAAACGAACTCTCAAGGGTTCATTGAGAATGAAGATTACACCAGCGTACTTACAGGTACGGAGGTTCAGAACAATGGCGGAGTGCAGATTAGAGAATTGCAGGATTATTCTTTATCGGTAGATATGGCGAAGCACATTTGCCTTATGAGCAGAACTGAAAAAGGAAAAGAATGCAGGCAATATCTCATTGATCTTGAAAAAGCATGGAACACACCAGAACAGGTTTTTGCCAGAGCATTAAAGATGGCAGATCAGACGATTGCGAAGCTGAAAGACACAAATAAGTCTCTTGCGGAGAAAATTGAAGCTGATAGACCGAAAACAATTTTCGCAGATGCTGTGTCTGCAAGTCATACATCAATCCTTATCGGTGACTTGGCGAAACTTATCTGCCAGAACGGATACCAGATAGGACAGAAACGATTGTTTCAGTGGATGAGAGACAATGGCTATTTGATGGTTTCTGGAAGTTCACGAAATATGCCAAAACAGAAATACGTTGAGCAGGGATTATTTGAAATCAAAGAATCTAACGTTCAGAATCCAGATGGCTCTGTCAGAATCACACGCACGACAAAAGTTAGTGGGAAAGGGCAGTTGTATTTCGTGAATAAGTTTCTGGGACAGGAAACTGAAAAAGCAGACGGTGATTGAGAAAGGAGTCATAAATGTGCTGAAACAGTTTTTAAAAAGATTATTTGCACCGCGGATTGTAAGAATCCCAGATAAAACAAGAGTAATGTGCTTTTCAAAAAATGGGAAACAGTACTTGAAAGTATTCAATACAGAAAACGGTGCAAACATTTGTTTCCAAGTGAAATCCATCGATTATGCAAACAGCGATTTTAAAGATGAATACCACCCGGAAACAATGTTCAATGAAATCGAAAGTGATCAAAGCGTTACGATTTTGAACCAATAGGTATAATCGTTACATTTCGAACACTTAGGGATGGTTTTACCGGACTTTACAGTTCTCTTAGAACCACAGTTATTGCATACAAACACTGATGTTTCAGAAACTTTTTCACCGGACTGATGAAAACCATCTATATGTGGTAATAATAGCAAACTTTTATCTCCTTTCGATTTACTAGGCATGGCAGTGCCTGTACTTACATTATAAAGAGATAAGAAGCCAAACTCAACAGAAAGGAAGCAATATGACGGAAGAAACAAATGCATTACTCAAACAGATTTTAGAAGAGCTTAAAGCTATTCGGAAAGAGATTGTACCTACAAGAACAAAAAAAGTAACGCACACGGTAAATATTGACGGGAAGACAATTACCGAATGCGTTACAGATGGAGTTAGTTCTGCAATCCAGAAATCCATTCGTGATACTGACGAAGCAGATTCATAGCGATTGAAGTAGACAATCACATCGAAAAAGAAGATGTGGCTGCAATTCTTGGAATTGATTCAAAGAAAAGAAAGATAAGTAAGGTTTGGCTCCACGGGTACGGCAAATACCACGCAGAGCCGCGTATCTAACTTAATTGGGTAAGTTAAATACAGGCAAAGTATAACATACCTTCCTGTATTTGAAAAGAAAATTTATATCAGGAGGGCATTTTTTATGTCAAAAATTACAAAAAACACCGATAAAGTAACTAAAAACCAGAGCCTTGCAAGTGAAATTATTGCAGAACAGTCTTTCAAAAACAAGAAATTGGAAATGGCTGTAATTGCATTATCAGTTGTCCTGCTTGCAACAACAGTGACCAGAAAGAAGTGAGCGGAATGCGCAAAAGATTATATTTTGTAGGAGTGATGGCACAGGTTGGAACATTTTCCACGATTGCATTATTACTCTGGTGGATGACGAAAATGGATGTACTTAAGCTGTTCTGCATAAGTGCGGTGGTGTCTTCAATGATATCCCTTCCTATTTTAATGCAGATAGAAAGGTGGGTAAACGGAGTTGAATAAACTTTTAGAAAACAATCAGGCAACACTGATTGGGACAATTGAATCCAAGTTTGAATTTAGCCATGAAACATATGGAGAAAAGTTTTACACAATGCAGGTATCGGCAAAACGACTGAGCGTTACAAAGGATATTCTTCCAGTTATGGTATCCGAAAGGCTTATTGATGTAACACAGGACTATACCGGAGAAATGGTTGAAGTTTACGGACAGTTCCGTTCTTACAACAAGCACGATGACAAACACAGTAAATTAATTCTCTTTGTTTTCGCAAGAGAAATTAAATTTGCAGAGGAAGGTACATATCACACCAACAATATTCTTTTGGACGGATTTATCTGTAAACCGCCAGTATACAGAAAGACACCAAACGGAAGAGAAATCGCAGATATTCTTCTTGCAGTAAACCGCCCACATGGAATATCTGACTACATACCGTGCATTTGCTGGGGAAGAGATGCCAGATATATTGGCGGTTGCGAAGTTGGAGATAACATTCTTTTGCAAGGAAGAATACAGAGCCGAGAATACACAAAAAAAGTTGAAACTGAGGTTGAAAAAAGAACGGCTTATGAAGTTTCAGCATATTGGTTGGAGGATAAAACAGCATGAAAACAGTAGAATTGAAACAGCTTAATATTGAAAACTACAAGAAATTTGAGTCTGCGGAATATCAGTTTGCACCACGAACAATGGTGTCCGGCAGGAACCGTCAGGGTAAAACAACATTGATGGACGCATATTTTGATACGCTGACCGGAAAGCTTGCAGACGGTACATCTCCGAATAATGTCAGAAGAAAAGAAGGCGGAGAAGAAGTTGAAGGTGTCGTATCCAGAGAACTCACACTTCTGATTGATGGAGAGGAAACCGTGATCCGTAAGGAAACGAAGAAAGGTAAAACTTCTAGTACCACAAAATATCAGGTTGATGGGTTTGATTACAACCAGACGAAGTATAAGGAATTTTTAAAAGGAATATCAGACTCAGAAACCATTATGATGTGTAGCAATGCCAGAGTATTCCTTAATGAACTTCGAAAATCAACAGCAAGTGCCAGAGCAATGCTTGAAAAGATGGCAGGGTTCAATGCGGATAAAGTATTACAGGACAATCCAGAAGTTTCGGAAATCATCAAGAATCATTCTGTCGAGGAAGTTGTGAAAAAATTCAACAAAGACAGAAAAGATATCCAGAAGAAAATTAGCGCAAAAAAGGTTGAGATTGATACCGTAAAAAAACAAGGAATACCAGACGCAGCAGTTCTTGAAGAAAAGAGAGGACAAGTTTTAAATCATTTGATCGAGCTGAGACAGAAAGAACAACGGCTGAGTGATTCTGGAAAAGCATATGCTGAACTTTCCTATGAAATTGTAGGCCTTAAGAAGTCCAGAGATGCGATCATTTCAAATGCAGCAGAAGCATTACAGGAAGAAAAGAGAAAAATCGTTTCCTTATTAAATGACAGGCAAATCGAAAAGATGAAAGAAGAAAATCATCTGCGTAATCTTGAAAACGAATTGTCCAAAACCGAAAATCCAAAACGCCTTGAGTCGATGATTTTGCAGTTACAGAAAAAATATAAAGCACAGTATGCGGCAGAATATGATAACAGCTCTAAACTGGAAGATATTCAGAATGAACAATTCGACCCTACGGTTGCCATTTGCCCGACTTGTGGTCAGGTTCTTCCGGCAGACGAAATGGAACGACTTAAAGCAGAATTCGAACAGAAAAAGCAGGAGAGAATCAAAGCTGAGTTGGACAAAAAAACAGATTTCGAGAATGCAAAACAGCAGAATCTCAGAGAAATCAATGAAGAAGGTAAAAAAACAGTAGAGGAAAAGAAAAAAGCCGAAATCAAGAGAGAACAGCTGGAAAAAAATATTGAGGCATCTAAGAAAAGCATTGCAATCCTTTTGACCGAAATTTCAAAAACTAGCAAAGAATTAGAAAGCATTGCGGAGCCAGACGTGTCTGGAAACGAAGAGTATCAGGCAGTTGTAGCAGAAATCCAGAAGAAGCAGGAACAGCTTGATGGACTGACTAATAATTCTGAGGAAAATGCAGCAGTTCAGGCAGAAAGAATGTCTGCCGAAAAGGAACTTACAGGAATCGAAACAAAAATTGAGATGGCAAAACAGGCAGTTCAGAAACAGACAGAAACGCTCGAACAACTAAATGCGGACAGAAAGAAATTAAGTCAGGAAGATTCCGATATTCAGCAGAAACTTGACATGTTGAAAGAATTTTCCATCAAAAAAAATAAGGCACTTGCAGAAGCTATCAATCCACATTTCAAGCACTTCCAGTTTCAGTTTTTGGACTATACGCAGGACGGTGAGCCGGTGGAAGTTTGTAAGATGATTTGTGACGGAATCGGATATTTTGATGGATTGAATCACTCTGATCAGATTCTATGCAACATCGACCTCGTGACTGGATTGCAGGAATTGAACGGTTTGAACTTGCCGATTTGGGTTGATGATGTTGAAAGTGTGAATGCTGACAGAATACCAGATACAGGCAGACAGATGATTTTACTTAAAGTTTCCGACGATGAATTAAAAGTGGAGGGGATTTAATATGGCGACAACTACATATAACATTCCAGAAGCAATCAAAGCACAGGACTGGTACTGCAAAACAAAGATATTACCACGTTTTGCACCGGGCAATGGTATCTGTTGGTCTTGCCACCAGAATATCTATTCCGAAAAAGGACGGAAACGGTATGGAAAAGAAACGCACGGGTATTCCGTTGAAAGTGCAGCAGGGCAGTTGATTACGGGTTGCCCGTTCTGTAATAGAAGTTATTGCGATTAAAGCGCAATAGATTGGCAGGATTGGCTTTTCGATGGCAAAGCGGTGCGACGTGAGGTAGAGGAAAAGATATGCATAGAACAGATATGAAACGCCACGGCATAGAAGCACACTGCTGAGAATCGCAACGGAGAAGCGTAGAAACGCACAGAAAAGCCAAGGCGGGGTTACGCGGGGCAAGGTTTGGAACGGCAAAGGAATAGCTGAGACCCGAATCGCAACGGAGGAGCATGGTCTTGACAAGCAAAGCATTAAGCAAAATATAAAAATCGGAGGAATATGAGATGAAAGAATTAAAAGTCAGATTAACATTTTTAGAGGAAGTTCTGGGAACAGCAAATGCGGAAAAAGATATTCATGAGAAGTTTATTGCATCAAAAGCACCAGATGCACCTTCCAGAGAACAGGAAGTTGAAGCTTTAGGAGTTGAAGAAGTTATTGAAAAAGGTCGAACAGTATTTCCGAAAGATGATAACGGCAATCCGTTCCTTTGGGACTACCAGATCAGAGGATTCTTTAAGTCAGCTGCACAGGCCGGTTCCTATATCGGAGGAGCAAAGAAACTTGCAGCTTATAAGAAAAAAATTGACTTACTGGTATTTGTAAACGAACGCAAAATTCCGTTTATTCTTCCAGAAGGTACAGAACTTTCTGATTGTCAGAGACCACTGAGAGCGCAGACAGCACAGGGCGAAAGAATTTCTTTGGCAGACAGCGAAACTGTGCCGGCAGGATCAACAGTGGAATTTACAGTCAAGGTACTTGATGATTCACTTATGAAGTATGTAATTGACTGGCTTGATTATGGAGAGTTTAACGGCATTGGTCAGTGGCGAAACTCAGGCAAAGGCCGTTTCAAATGGACTGAAATCACAAAATAAGCTACGGCATGGCTGAATGTAGTTATGATAGGCAAAGCAAAGGCACAGAGTTGCTGGGTAATGATTTGCTTCGGCAAAGTGTGGCAAAGTAATGTATCGGAGTGGTACTGAGAGGTGCAGAAGGGCAAAGTTATGGAATTGAAAAGAGTTGATACGTTTTGGCAAAGTAAAGAGAGGTTTCGCATAGTGAGGTAGCGGAAAAGCGCAGCAGAGCAATGTGTTGTAAAGAAATGTAACGCATTGGCGAAGTAGGGCAGGGCAAAGATACGTATAGGCGAAGCACGGAAGAGAAAAGTAAAGTATAGCAATGGTGCTGAGTAGAGAAGATGAGCAAAGGATAGGCAGAGCGTAGCTCGGTTATGATTTGCTTTGGCGAAGTGCAGAACTGAACAGAAATGCAAACAAAAAATGAGTTAATTAATATAAGAAAAGGAGAATTAAAATGGCAGAAAACAAAAATGCAGTATCAACACAGAATCAGGAAAAGAGAACACCGGTAAAGTTAAATACCGATTTCAGTTTAGGAATCTTTGGAAGTTCCGACAATTTCACAATGGCAACTCAGATGGCAAAGGCTTTCGCCCAGTCAACAATTGTTCCGAGAGAATATCAGGGCAATTTTGCGAACGGTCTTGTAGCAATTGATATGGCAAACCGTCTGAAAACAAGTCCTCTTACAGTTATGCAGAATCTCGATGTTATTCAGGGAAGACCTGCATGGAGAGCCACATTCTTGATTGCAATGATTAACAGTTCCGGTAAGTATGATATGGAATTGCAGTTCGACGAAAAGAGGGATAAGAACGGTAAGCCTTATTCCTGTACTTGCTGGACTGAGAAAGACGGAAGAAAGGTAACTGGAATCGAAGTCACAATGGACATGGCGAACGCCGAAGGATGGACAAAGAAAAACGGTTCAAAATGGATTACTATGCCACAGGTAATGCTAAGATACAGAGCTGCTTCTTTCTTCTCAAGAATGAATTGCCCGGAACTTTCAAACGGATTGTATACCACAGAAGAAGTTATCGAAATTGCAGATGCAGATTACAAGGTATATGACTTAGAAAAGGCCGTTGAAGAGGATATCAAAAAACATGCCAATACAGAGGAATTTGTGCCAGTAATCGAGGAACAGCCTAAACAGCCAACAGTCGCAGAATCCGTAAAGACTGCCGAGAAAAAGCCAGTTCCGGCAGCAGGTAAAGAACCAGAAATTCCGGATTTTATGAAGCAGGAGGAAATGTGATATGAACAATAAAGAAATTTTACAGAAAGCAAAGGAACTGGTTGAACTCTTGGAAAAGCAGGAAGAATCTGGAAAGGTTGAGTTATCAACACTGAAACGAGGAGATGTGTTCCAGACCACCGGAAAGCGTAAATACATGGTTCTGGAACAGTATGAAGATACAACGAAAATTATTTCGCTTGATCTGGTGAAAGAAAATGTAGAGTTTGGTGATACCTCAGATTACAAAACATCAAAGGTAAAGAAACTGTGTGACACTGAAATTCTGAAAGACTTCGAAAAAGAATTCGGGGCAGAAAATATCGAAACACACACAGCAGATATTATCACTGCGGATGGACAGAAATTAGGGACTGTTGATTGTAAAATTCGACCGATTACGTTTGATGAAGCGCGCGGATATACAGATATCACACCGAATCCGTGTTTAAACGATTGGTATTGGACATTATCGCCATGGTCAACGAAAGAACGTGGATGGGAGAAAGCCTGTACCGTTGTTTCCCCTTCGGGCCTTATTGTCAGCTTCAATTTCAACAACGTCTATGGTGTTCGCTCAGTTTGTATCTTAAAATCTAATATCTTTGTATCTAAGGCGGAGGAATGATTATGAAGAAAAATCTGAAATATTTTGAGGATGAATTATCCCGATTAAGTAAAGAGTTCACGGAATTCAAGAAAAAGCACATCGGAAAGCCGGAAATCGGAAAAGCTATTGAACTTGCAGGTATGGAATGGCTGATTCTGGATAAGACAGAAAAAGGATATTTTGCCATTTTGAATGGATTTGATGGAAAAGAAAGAACATTTGATTCAGCTTCAAATAACTGGATTTTGAGTAAACTGAGAAATGAGTTAAATACTCGTTTTCTTAAAAAAATTACGGACGAGTTTGGAGAAGATGCAGTTATTGAGTTTGATCGAGATTTGCTTTCTTTGGACGGCCAGACAGAATACGGACATTGTAAAGATAAGATTTCGATGTTGACGGTGGATGAATACCGAAAATACAGAAAATTCCTTCCAAATATGGATAAATGGTGGTGGCTGCTTACTCCATGGAGTACACCAGCAAATGGTTACAGTGTAACGAATGCCGTTGTTTCCCCTTCGGGCTTTGTCAGCAGCTTCAGTTACTACAACTTAGGTGGTGTTCGCCCAGCTTGTATCTTTTCTTCTTCAATCTTTGAATCAGGAAATGATGATTGATGGCGAATGAAGATTTAAAGGTAATAATAAAGGCCAAGCAACTTGCAAAGCATACATTAATAGTTACGAGTAATGCCAGACGATACCCGAAAAAATACAGGTTTTCACTTGTAGATAAAATGCAAAATAAAGCATTGGAAATTTATGAGTCACTATTTGAAGCCAACCGAACTGATCTGAAAGATTATAAAAAGAGCGATTAGAACTTCAAACAAAAGCCATTACTCATTGTGATGAGTTGATGTACTTTATAGAACTTTCATATGAATTAGGAATTATCAATTCCGGTGGAATGGAAGCATGGTCGCAAATGGTAAAAGATATAAAGTACATGACTATTTCATGGAGAACAAAAGACAGAAAAAGATAATTTTCACAGGTTATGCACTGCGAATACCGTTGTTTCCCCTTCGGGCTATATCAACAACAACAATTACAACAACGAAAATGGTGTTCGCCCAACATGGATCACATGCAGACAGAGTAAGCGTAAAGCTGAAATCAGAAAAGATACAAGCAAATGCATAACCTTTCCGCAATGGACAAATATAAAGGAACAAAATAAATGGATAAAGAAATTATTGCAAATTTTGAGAATTTATATCGTTCTTACAAAAAGGTTAAGATCGGTAAGAAATTTAATTCAGGTACTGCAAGATTTTCTAATTTGTCTCTTGAAGGCATTCATCTCTTGAAGGAACAATTGGAAAGTCAAACGTATACCATAAATCCGTATAATAAATTTCAAATTCATGAGCCAAAAGAGCGAACGATAGAATCATGTGCATTTAAGGATAAAGTAGTGCAGAGATGCTTTTCTGATTACATTCTGACACCGAAACTTGAAAATATCCTGATTAAATGGAACACTGCCGGGCAGCAAGGAAAAGGGCAACATATGGCAATGGACGGGTTAAGAAATCAAATGTTGGATTTCTATAAAAGAAATGGAATGAATAGTTGGATTGTAAAATGTGATATTCACAAATACTTTTATTGCATAGACCATGAAATCATGAAAGATGTTTTGGATTATTACTTTGATGATGATTTTACAGTCTGGTTAAACCATTTGTTTATTGACAGTACAGGTAATCCCGGGCTTCCATTAGGAAATCAGGTAAATCAGAAGTACGCATTGTTGCTTTTACATTCACTGGATCAGATGATAACGATTGAATTTGGAAATCCATATTACGGACGATATAACGACGATTTTTATGTTCTGTGTAAAACAAAAGACGCTGCCAAAGAAATTTTTGAAGCAATCCGAATGATTATTGAAAGCCTTGGCTTGGAATTAAACCCAAAGTCACAAATTGTACCGTTCCGAATGGGACTGTGTTATCTGGGCTTTCATCATTACGTGACTGATGAAGGAAAATATATCAGAAAATTGCGTGGTGATAAGAAACGAAAAACACAGAGAAAAATCCGAAGATGGGTACGGGCAGTAAATGACAGGAAGATGTCGATAGAAAAATTCCATGAAAAATACGGAGCATGCAAGAATCATATGCTTCATGGAAATTGCACCAAACTATGCCATAGTATGGATTTGGATATTGAAAGGAGAATGAAGTGAGATTAATTAGTCAGAATGGGGAATTTGATGTTCCTTATGAAATTGCAGTATTAAGTAGAACAGAAAATATCATAAGAGTATATGTGCCGATAGTTGGTGAAAAAGGAACAATTATGGCGACATACTCAACAGAAGAAAAGGCTAAGAAAGTTATGGAAATGTTGCACAACACATATACAGGAGCATTCTTCGCACAGAATATAGAAGTTCCAGAAGATATCGAAAAGGAATTTATGAATATGGCAGCAACAAAAGGTTTTGGAATCATCAAAACAATGGTTAACAGCCCAGATATGAAATTCGAACCGGCAAACATCGTGTTCAGATTCCCGGAGGATGATGAAGTATGAAGAGAGTAGACAGCAAGAAGGACTGGGAACAGATAATAACCATTGAACTTACGTTGAGGGAACTCAAATTGATACGAGACAGCATGTGCAAAGTAAGTTATGCGGAGTTAGAGAGTCTAAATAGAGGGAAGGACATACCATATGCCTATTCCGATTTAGAGAAAACCATAGATGAAGTTGAAAATATCTTAGAAGCATAAATGCAATGTACAGAAAGCGAGGTGATGTCATTTGTTCATGCGAGTAATTTCAACAGGTAGTACCAAAGGAAATTGTTACGCTTTGCAGTCAAGTGCAGACGAGATTGTTCTTCTTGACTGCGGATGCAACTACAAGAAAATCCTCAGAGGGATTGACTACCAGATAAGCAATGTTTCTGGCGTACTTCTCTCCCATGAACACGGAGATCACACTGGCAATCACAACAAAACTGTTCGTGAAATCATGAACGCTGGAATCACGGTCTATACCGGAGCAGAAACAATCAAAAATTTAGGCATAACGGACGGAACTATAAAAGCTGTTGTAAAAAAGAAATACTTCAAAATCGACTCGTTCAGCGCAGTTCCGTTCAGCCTGCCACATACATCTGCAAATAAAGAGCCGTGCCCGAACTTCGGGTATCTAGTGGAACATGAGGAAATGGGAAAGCTTCTTTACCTGACAGACTTTGAGCATTGCCGGTACAAATTCAAATCAATGGAACTTAATCATTTGGTTATTGGTTGTAATTACTGCGAGGAGCTGATAGACAGAAACAACTCGAAGTGGGAGCACCAGATCACTGGGCATTGCTCTTTATCAACTTGCAAGCAATTCGTTAAGCAGAATCGCACAGAATCGCTTCGGACAGTAACACTTGTACATTTAAGTGGGGATTCATCTGATGCCCGTAAAATACAGCGAGAAATACAAGAAGTTACAGGAAACAATGTCCTAGTTCAGATTGGACGGGCTGGACTGGAAGTCGACTTGAATTTATGCCCGTTCTGAAAGGAGAAATTTCATGGAAATGACAGATTGTAGCAAATGCAGATTTCGTAAATGCTGTACGTTAGCATGGGATTACGGTTCCCTGTATTGCAATGATTATGAGGAGGAAGATGCATGGAACATTTCTTAGAATCACTTAAAAAATTAAAGAAGCCGTCAACTCACAACAATCCAGAGGACGTTGACCCACTGTTCTGTCGGTACAACAAGGGGTGGAATGATGCAATCGAAAAGATTGAGAAACTGTTTAATTCATATAGCTTATCGGATATGTGGATTCCAGTAGACGTGAAACTGCCTCCGGAACCAAAACCTAATCATATTTTCAAAGGAGACATATATTTGATTGCTACCGAAAAAGGAACAATTCCATTCAGAGCAATGTGGAATGGAGAATATTTTACAGACGGTTTCGAAAAATTGAAAGTAATTGCATGGATGCCTTTGCCAGCTATGCCAAAACCGTACAAGGAGAACAAACATGAATAAAGTAATTTTGATCGGACGTTTGGTAAAAGACCCAGACATCCGAATGGGAACAAACAATATAACAATTGCCAGATACACACTTGCAGTTGAGAGACAGTATCGCAAAAACAATGAACGCACATCAGACTTCATAAATTGCGTTGCACTTGGAAAGAATGGCGAGTTTGCCGAAAAGTACTTGCATAAAGGTATTAAGATTGCAGTTATCGGAACTTGGAAGACTGGAAATTACACTGACAAGGACGGAAAGAAAGTCTACACAAATGATTGCCTTGTGGAAACACATGAGTTTGCGGAAAGCAAGAAGAACCAGCCAGAAGAACAGTCGCAGCCACCAGTTCCAAGTCCAGAACAGGACACAAGTGGATTCATGGATATGCCGTCAATTATGGATGACGAACTTCCGTTTAATTAAGGAGTGATGCCGGATGGATTATAAAAAATTTCGTCAGGTCAAGGCTATCGAAGCAAGCAATAAGAAAAGACTTTTAAAAGTCAATCCCAAATTGGATGATGGAGCCGGGATATACATGTTGTGGCGAACGGAAACCCACGGGTACGTAGGACAGTCGAAAGGAATATTAACCAGGCTAGCACAACATATGACTGGATACGAGCAACATATTGACCTTTCTATGAAAGCTCATGGGCTGTATTCAGAAAGCAATAAGAGCGGTTATAAGATTGATTTCTTTCATTGCCCGATTGATGAACTTGACGAGAAAGAAAGAGAGTACATTCAAAGAGTGATTGATGCCGGATGGATTATAAAAAACAAGACAGCTGGCGGACAGGATGAAGGGAAAGAAAAGATCGCTGATTACCGACCAGCAAAAGGTTACCGTGATGGGTTGAAGCAAGGCAAAATTACCCTTGCAAGAGAATTGAAACATATCATTGATACTCACTTAGAAGTATCAATCAGATCAGAAAAGTTAAACAACAAGGTGTCTATAAAGGCACTTGAAAAATTCAACAATCTTCTTGATGAAGAATCTTACAAATGATAAAACTGGCAGTTCTGCCAGATAAATTCCAATTAAATAAATGAAAGGAGCTTGCCTTCATATGACGAAAGGGTGCACCGGGCTTCTTTTGAACAATGAAATTAAAATGTGAAATATACAGAGATTCAATGCAGAATTATAAACGTTACATGATTCCAAAAGCTCAATTAATTATTGCTGACGTACCATATTGCATAGGCGGCAATTTCTATGGCAGTAGATGTGATTGGTATATTGGCGGCGATAACAAAAACGGTGAAAGTAAATTAGCCGGAAAAGCAGCTTTTAATTCGGATTTCAACTTTAACTTGTACGAGTATTTTCATTTTTGCTCAAGAATGTTGAAGAAAGAGGACAAGAAACCCATACAAAGAGGAAGAAGCAGCGATTCGCCATGCACGATTGTGTTCTGTTCATTTGAGCAGATTCAAACACTGATTAATGCAGCTTCAAAGCATGGATTTATACACTACATACCGCTTGTGTTCATTAAAAATTACAGTCCGCAGGTACTAAAAGCTAACATGCGCGTGGTAGGTGCCACGGAATATGCGCTTCTGTTTTACAGAGACCGACTTCCAAAATTCAGAAATGGCGCACAGTTTGACGAAAATGGAAAGACAATCAGAGGAACCGGACACATGGTATTCAACTGGTTCCAGTGGGAAAAAGACCCAAAAGATATCCCAAAGATTCACCCTGCGCAGAAACCAGTTGCACTTTTAAAGAAACTGATTGAAACGTTTACTGATTCCGGCGATGTAGTTATTGACCCATGCTGTGGAAGCGGAGCCACATTGCGAGCTGCGTATGAACTTGGGAGAAATGCCTATGGTTTTGAAATCGATAGAAACTTTTACGAAAGAGCTAAAAATGAAATGCTTGTATTTGAGGAAGACCCGCAAATGGACATAAGTGATTTTATTTAATATGCGCACGCCCTCTGGGATTGGAACAGCAAAACTTGTTTCCCGGCATATCACGCTATCCGGTTCCAGAGGTAAAAAGAAAAGAGGTAACTATGGTAAGTAAATATAACACCGAAAGAAAATATAAAGAGGGACAGCAGAACAGAAAAGATATTTTCAAGTTCATTGAAAATTATATCAATCTATATCAATATCCACCTTCAAACAGAGAAATTGAGGAAGCAACATGATTGGTGAGAGCATGAACAGGGCAGAGAGAAGAAGACAGCAGAAAGCATCTGAGAAAACACACTTAAATGCACCGTACAATTTCAGCAATTTCAGTCTGGAACAAATTTCAAAGGTGACAGGTGCAAGAGTTGAGTCCTTAAAACTGTATCTGATGCAGCGTGAAGATGAAATACGCAAAGAAATATCAGAAGAACTTATTTCAGAATCACAAGAAAAGCTGTGGAAAGCAGAGAATTATATCGCAGTCGCAAATGTTCTTATCAGTTTGTTTGCAATTAAGAAAACATGGGGATTTACAAAATCCAATCAGAGATTCTTAGAAAACCTAAACTCTGCCAAAGAACACATTGAAGAAGTCGGAATTGAAAAAGCATACCAAGAAGCAAAAGAAACAATGGGAATTAAACTTGAATTTGATTCCATAAATATAAATAAAGAATTTGGATTTGGAGAAAGCGAGGACTAAACATGACAGAGAATTGCAATGAATGTAGCATCGCGTGGATTCGTGGTGGTGAGTACGCAGAAGTGTCAGCACATAACGGCAGTAAAATGAAAGGAAGAGTCTTGAAGCTTGCAGAACAGCATCCAGAAGATGTGAAGATTCTGGCTACGAACAAAGATGGTTCCATATTTGCTCATGTCCCAGTTAAGTACGTGAAACTACGAGCGCCAAGAGAATTAACAGAAGAGCAGAGAGCGGAACTGGTGGAACGTGGCAAGAATATGTCGAGAAATAAATCAGTTGATTACGAAAAAACGTCAGACTTCGATTCTGATGATGAAGATGAGGAAATGTTCGATGTTTAATGAAAGAATGGGAATTAATGTTGAAAATGGCAAAAGTAGGATTTGCCCTAAATGTGGGAATCGTTTTCATGTTTTCGCAGATTATAACCGGCATTATGGAGGAGATTTATATTGGTGCGAATGCACAGAATGTAAAACCATAACAAAAATACATCACAGTAAGGAAGCTGCAATAGTGGCTTTTAAGGAAGGATTGGTGCACAAAAATGAGCAAAGTGAACATATATGGGCTTAAAGCATATATAAGTAAAACGTTTGATTTGCATGTTGGCAAAAGAATCAAATACGTAGAACGTGGCGGGGAAGAAAAAGAGCATATCTATGAGGTAAAACAACTTTTTCCGCATTGCGTTTTACTGGAAGATATTTTTGATCATACAAGAATTTGTCCTTGTTACAGCAAATTAAGCTTGATGTTAAGAGGGATTGAATAAGAATCTGGTTAAGAAGATGGGAGTTTAAAATGAAATTTATAGATTTTTTCGCAGGAATCGGAGGATTTCGCAGGGGAATGGAATTGGCGGGGCATGAATGCGTTGGTTTTTGCGAATTTGATAAATTTGCTACTGCGAGTTACATCTCAATGCACTTACTGACAGAAGAGCAGCGAAAGGCATTGGAAGATATTCCTATCAAGAAAAGACAGAAGGAAATATTAAAGGAGGAATACAGAAATGGAGAATGGTATGCAAATGACATTCGAAGAGTGTATGCCGGAGACATTCCCAAAGCAGACTGTTGGTGTTTCGGATTTCCATGCCAAGATATCTCAGTCGCAGGAAAACAAGCCGGATTTCAAGGAAACCGTTCAAGCCTGTTTTTCAGAGTTATGTACCTTGTCGGACAACTCAAAGAAGAAGATAAACCCACTTACCTTTTCATTGAGAACGTTAAAAATCTGCTTAGTGTTAATGGAGGATGGGATTTTGCCAGACTGCTCATTGAAATGGAGCAGTGGGGGTATGATGCAGAATGGCAGGTGCTCAACTCCAAAGATTACGAAGTACCGCAAAACCGGGAAAGATGTTTTATTATCGGACATCTTAGAGGGAGAAGTACCTCAAAAATATTTCCTATCGAAGGAACAGACGGAAAAAATAGTGTTTCGTTAAATCTTTTTGGTTGTCTTAATGGCAGAAATTCACAGCGAGATAGAGTTTATAGCGATGATGGATTAGCGTCAACAATCAGTACGAAGTCAGGAGGAAATACAGAACCCAAAGTATCCATATTATTTGATACAAGTTATATTGGTCAAGATGGAAAAGCACGCATATATGAAAATATTTGTCCAACACTAACAAGTAGAGATTATAAAGAGCCTAGAAGTGTCGGAGTAGTATGCAATGTGAATCCGTCAGGAAAAAGAATGAACGGAAATGTGTACGATTCGACTGGTTTAAGTCCTACTTTAACAACAAATAAAGGAGAGGGAATTAAAACAGCAATTAAAATTATCGGTGAAATAAGCTCATCTCAGGACGGCAAAATTCTTTCGACTGATGGTATTGCAAATTGCCATTCTGATAGACACGGCAATAACCCTAAAACTGTTATCCCGGTTCTTACACCTGACAGGGTAGAAAAACGTCAAAACGGAAGAAGGTTCAAAGAAGATGGAGAACCGATGTTCACACTAACAGGGCAGGACCGGCATGGAGTTGCAATCAAGGTTAAAGAAAACACACTAGACACAAGTTACAATCAAGGGATATTTGTTCAAGTGTCGGAAGAATTGGTTGTATATGCGGTCTGGTATGAAAAATATCAGTGTTACATAGCAATTAGAAAATTAACACCGAAAGAATGCTTTAGACTGCAAGGTTGGTCTGATGATTATTTTGATAAAGCACAGTTCGTAAATTCTGACAGCCAGTTATACAAGCAGGCAGGAAACGGCGTAACAGTGACAGTTGTAGAAGCTATGGCAAGAAAAATGAACGTAAATCTAAATTGATAGCGTGTCAGTTGCTTACATGGGGAAAGTGAGGATGGAAAATGAAAAAAAATAATTACACTTCATTCTTCAAAACGAAACCAAAGAAAGTAGAGAGATGCATTCGTTGTAGGAAATGTGGTGGAAACATGGAATGGGTTGAATACTATCCACCACAAATTAAATGCCCGAAGTGCGGATATACTGTATATCCAAAACCTTATGAGCCAGATTGTACCAAACTGCAAGAAACATTTGAAGAATATTATGAATTAATTATACGAGAAAGTGAGGACACAAAATGAAATTATTTAAAACAGTAGATGAAAAATTAGCGGAAATTGGATTTACAAAAGTTGAAGAAGATAAATACGGATGTGAGTATGAGAGAAAAGATAAGAAATATGGATATACACAGATTGTATCTATTTTACATAAAAAATCCGGAAGGCACATCTTACAGTCTTATGATCCAGATTTAGGAGATAGCAAAGGAATCGGAAATACTTGTGTTGGCCTCACAGGGTATGAAATGAAATTGTTTATCAAAAAGATGAAACAATTAAAGATGTATTCAGGTAAGGAGGATACAAAATGTTAATCAGAAGTCAGGATAAAAGCCGATTGATCAGTCTTAACAATACACGAGAGCTGCGATTCTGGGAATGTGCACAAGGGTTTAATATAACGGATTGCGTGTGCCCAATTGGTCATTATTCCACCAGAGAAAAAGCCATGAAAGTGCTGGATATGATTCAGGAAGCCTATGGAGATTCGGAATACACAAGATATGTAATTCCAGAAGTATGTAGGATATTAAGTATGAAGCCAAAAACGGAAGAAAACAAAGCACATGCGGGAGAACTTGGAGAAATGCTCAAAAATGGAATGACGTTCCAGATGCCAGAAGATTCGGAGGTGGAAGAATGAAGTACAGAAAGAAACCAGTTGTAATTGACGCAGTACAGTGGACTGGTACAAATCATCGAGAAATGTTCGATTTTCTGACGGACTATCAGTGTACAGACCAGTACATGTCGGCAGAAGGTAAGAATTTCTATATTGACCATTGGAAGGTTCTGGGTGGATTGGTTATTAAGACACTAGAGGGCGAACATCTGGCGAATATTGGTGATTATATCATCCGCGGTGTATACGGTGAATTTTATCCGTGTAAGCCAGATATATTCAAGGAAACCTATGAGGAGGTGGAAGCATGATTACATTCTTATTAGGATTCACCATTGGAACCATATTTGGAATGGTTGGTCTTGCATGTGTGGCGATCATGTACGATAAGCACCACCCAGACGATTAGAAAGGAGAACGGTATGCTGACAAGGAATAAAAAGCTG